AGTTTACCAATTGCCTGAAGCTGCAATTCAGCATTTTCCTGATCCGCCTGGGCGAAACCATAACGTACACATTCAACATACTTTCCAGACAATGAAGTGAATTGAGTGTGTACGATGCAATTAGGGTAAACCAAGAAAATCTCCTGATCTTCCACGACATCATCAAGCGTTAAAGGCTTGGCAAAGGTAACACCAGCCAGCTCCATGGTTTCAACTTTGATGCAGAACTCATAGCCTGGCATAGCGAAAATTGTCGCAGGGAATTGGGACAGATCATCAAAATCCATTAACTCACCAGCTGCACGACACATGATATTTCGGCCAGCCATCATTGCTTCAAAAGCTTCTTTGCTATTTAGAATTCTCATGCGTTCACCATTTCTTTTGCTATTAGTTCGATTTCTTGTTTAACCGCTACCAGTTTGCTGGATTCAATTTGATTCAGTGCATCAATACCAAGGTGTTCACATATGGTTTTCGCATCCAGACCGCGCTCATCGATAAAGGCTTGAAGCTCGGCCAATTGCTGGTCATCGATACCAAAGAACTCCTCCGGATCTACCCAAGCATTACGTTGTTTGTCGAACTTGCATTTAAGTTCCATTGCTGTACCCATACCTCACCGGTTTCACCACCCAAACCACCTGCATTTTTGGCATGATGAGTAGGGCATGGTCTAAAGCTGATAACCCGCTCATGTTTACCTTCGCCTGTTTGTACAGTAGTCAGGTAACCCATTACATCTGCAATGCGATAAAGCTCATTACGGTTCTTACCCCCAAGATCTGGTCGGTAAATTACCTGGTCACCATTCTGATCTTCTGAGGCATGAGCAATGAAAACTACGTCTTTACCTGAAGCAATTAGCGTATTCACATACTGCTTAAAAATGTTGTTGGCCAAGCCCTGTGCTTTGAGTTTCAAAGAGCCATCTTTCTGTTTATTGGTCGCATTCAGCATTAAATGGGTTTTGATGCTTTCAAGCATTGCACCAACGGTATCAATCACAATCGTCTTGAATGGTTCCAGATCCTGCATGGTTAGATTAGCGACATCAGCCCATTGATTGACCTGAACCACAGCACCGCGACGCAATTCACCAGTACGATGAGAACCTTTGTCAAAGTCGAAAGAAATAGCTTTTTCGCCGGTGAAACCAATAGAAGTTTTACCCAAGCCTGGATCCGCATACAGATACACGATGATGGCTTGGACAAGTAGCGGCTGGTCCGCTGGAATAATTTTAATCGCCATCTTAACGTACTCCTGCAGGACGGTTATTACGCTTAAAGTTCTTATAATCTTCTGATGCAAAGAATCCGGTACTTTCCAAAACCTGATGACGTCTGTTTTTACGCATAGCAACACGCGCATTTTCCAGCCCATCTAAAATCCATTTTGGAGTGATAGATTTGTCCATCTTCCTCAATGATCCATTAGGCTGGATAGAGTAGATGATTGTGTTGCAGAAATAGTCAGCAATAGTTCCTGAGCTTTTGACACGTAGAGCAAAATAGCTCGCCCGGGTTTTACCCACTCGATAGATTTCAAGTCCTTCAAAGGTCTTGATGTATTCCGAGAAATACCGATGAGTTGAGTCAAACTCTACTGGCATTGGAATTACAGGTAGCTCTTCTGCTTTGAACTGCAGGAAGCCGGTATAAAGGTCTACAAAATTAATTTGAGTTCGATCATTAAGCGGAGACCAGTCATCAGAGCCACATTCACACCAGTAGACTAGCTGGCCATTTAAAAGAGCTTCAAAAATTTGATCAGCAGAATTCAAAATCATTTCGCACCCCCAACAGCTTTAGCAATCGCCTCGGCTTGATAGGCAGCTTCCTGATCGGCTGCATAAGTAAACATTGCAGCTAGACCAATAAAGATAGATATAAGGAGCAACAGTGCAGAGAAGTTGCTCAACCAATGTGGTTTAGGTGTTGGAACCGGATGCTGATGCAAACGCTCAGATGTCATGCTCGATTGACCGAACTCCGGCAAGTTGCTTTGGATTGGGTTTTTGTCCATAATAATTTCACTCACAGTTATGTTGTGGGTCACGCCTCAGGTGGTTCGCAGCACGCTGAGGTTTTTTGTTGTCTGTGAGATAAAGGTAAGTTAACTTACCAAAATAGTCAACAGTAAAGGTAATAAAAGTTACTTAATTCTTAATTTATGTTTTAATGGACGAAAGAAAACCCACTATCAAAGGTGATAGAAATGACTCTTGTGGATGAAATATTTGAATGGCGTAAGCAGTTAGTGGAAAAATTATTGCTTAATGGTGTGGAGCCTGAGAATCTGGAAAACCATGTGAATGCGGCAAAAGCGCTTATTTATGGAAATTGCATTGGCACTATGACGATTGAATGCCCACTTGGTTTCATAAAGGCTTTGGAAGCCACTCTTTTGGAATTCTCACAAAAGAATGGCTGTCTTGTGATTACTAAGATTAATAGTTAGATAAGAGTGATCCAGCGGTAGACGGCTTTTGATGCGTTCTACCTTTATCGCACTCCTCTTTAATTTCAGAGAGTGATGTTTTGTAGGTTTCAACCCAGTCAGACGCAGTAGTGCTATTGTTAGCAAGTTTTGCTTTAGTAAGCTCTAACGCCAGGGCTTCTATAGTTTCAGGTTTCATGTTTTCTCCGATATTTATGGTTTTTAAGATCAATGTTGGCACAAAGTCTTAAGTCCATAATATCAGGGAAAATTTGAATATATTAAAAGGAAAACCCACCGCTAGGGTGGGTTAGTCGTAATCTTTGAGATGACTAAATATCTGAAATACTAAACTGAACTAAATAAAAAATAGCCCGAATTTAGCAGGTTTAAAAGTAATTAAATTAGCATTGAATTTGTTCTCGTTGCTTGTAGTAATCAAGAATTTCATCCATTTCTTTCAGCAGATTAGACTCAATATGCTTAATAGAATTGAGTTTCATCATATTAGGAATATAACGGAGCTTGTACTCATCGGGATAATCCTTACAGATGATTCTCTTTTTAATTTCTAGAGATGTAAGACTAGAATCAAGCTGTTCTACATGAAGAGCTAAGATGTTTTTTGATTTCTCTATATTTGTCACTATAGATTTCGGATCATCCTCCGGCGAAGTTCTGTAACAGCTCGTATAGAGGAAGGGTACTAATAAAATTGGGAGAATTTTTCTTTTCATCATGTCTGCTTCTTGTAATGAGCAGATGTGATTGTAGGTATTATTTTTTTTAAAGTAAAC